GACATGGTGAACAGCCCGCCCCACTACCAAGGCGACGGGATCGAGTGCATCGACGCCATCCGTGCCGCGCTGACCCCCGAGGAGTTCCGTGGCTATTGCAAGGGGAACGGTCTGAAATATGTTTGGCGCGAGCGCAACAAAGGCGGCGACCAAGACCTTGCCAAGGCCGCGTGGTATCTGAACCGACTGAACCAAGAGAAGCCATGAACGAACAAATCGACGACGGAGGACCGGCGTTTCCGCATAGCTCGCAACCACTGGACGCGCAGGGAAATCCGATGTGCGGCGAACACAGCGAATGGGGAATGACCCTCCGCGACTACTTCGCGGCTGCGGCTTTGACTGGAATTTGCGCACACGCCACTGCAATCAAACAAGGAATGGAGCAGACTGGAGACGAGGCACCTCAATTTGCGGCGGATTCCGCCTATGAGGTGGCCGACGCGATGCTCGCCGCCAGAAAGGAGAAGCCATGAGCGACCCGAACAATCTAGAAGGCCCGCCGCCGACCCCGGAAGAACGAGCCGCGATGGCTCGCGAGCTGGACGCGGTAGCGCCGACGCCTGCGGAAAAATTCCGGCTGATGTTCGGGCCGCGACCGACCCCAAGGACGGACAAGGCGGAATATCAGATCCGTCTTGGTCGCTACCGGGGGATGGTTGTCCGCCCAGACTTTGCTCGCGAACTCGAACGAGAACTCGCCGAAGCACTCGGAACCATCAGCATGGCGATCAATTCGGCGAACGCTCGTCAGGCAGAAACCGAGCACGCTCGGCGGCGACTCGCCGAGGCTCGGGAGCAGCGGGACCGGTTGGCGAGGGAACTGCAAGGAATCAGCGAAGTCACCGCGCAAGCGTGGGAGCTGACGTTTAGTGAGTTTGAACGCGAGTTTTTGCCTTGGGCGCAAAACCGATGCCGCGCAGCCCTCGCCGCGCTGAAAGGAGGGACCGATGAGTGACCGACCGACACCAAGGACGGACGCACTCAAAGCCGAATACCTGAAATCCACCCCGGTTCCGTGGACGGCGCTCATGACTTGCGGAACACTCGAACGCGAACTCGCCGAGGCGTATGAGGAACACGGCGAGCTGCACAAGGTTGCCACTGACCTCAACGCCCGACTACGGGTGGTTGCCCGCGAACTCGCCGAGGCGCGAGAGGAAGGCGAGGAGCAAGCGCGACTGCTCGGCATGAGCGGAGAGCGCGAAGCCGGACTGCTCGCCGAGATTGACCGGCTGAAGCGCGAACTCGCCGAGGCGCGGGAGGAGATCGACGAGTGGTTTGCGGTGTTCCAGTTCGCCTCCAAATGTGCTGGCGACATGCGAAAGCAGCGGGACCGGCTGGCGACCGTGCTGCGAGACATCAAAAATCGGGCGCTTGACGAGACGGTCAGGCTGCACCCCGATGCCGACGCTAAGGGATGTGTTGACGATTGCCTCGAATGGGCGGAATCCGCCCTCACCGAGCTGAAAGGAGGGACCGATGCGTAGTCCCCAGATCACCCGCGACCGGCACGGCATCCTTGAGGTAGCCGAGTGCGACCCAGCGTTCATCTGCACCCGCGACTCCCTTGAGTATCTGATTGGGTTACACAACGAAATGGTCGAGCAACGCAACCTGCTGGCGACTGCGCTGAAAGCGTGCCGCGAGGACTCCTGCGAACTGCTCGGCGAGCGCTCATGGTGGAAGGACGAGCCACGTTGCAACTACAGCAACAGATACGACGAGACCGCAGAAAACATCGTCCGCGCCAATGAGGCGCTCGACTCAATGGGACCGACCGAATCATGAAGACACTCTACCCCCAGCAAAGGAAATCAGTCGACCTACTCAAGCAGGCGCTCACCCAATATGGCAGCGCACTCGATAGCAGTATGACAGGTGTTGGCAAAACCGTCATCGCTGCAAGGACCGCCCTTGAACTCGGGTGCCCTGTAGCGATCCTGTGCCCGAAGATTGTCATCCCTCAGTGGGAGCGGGAGCTCGCCGAAGTCGGCCTCACCCCACTGTTTGTGACGAACTACGAGAAGATCAAACGCGGCAACGGGGACCACCTCACCAAGGTGGGCAAGAAGCTGTTCCGCTGGCAGCTGCCTGCGGATGCACTCCTGATCGTAGACGAGTGCCATAAATGCAAATCACCATGGAGCCAAAACGCCCAGATGCTCATCGCCGCCGTGCAGCAGGGCTACAAGACCCTGTTGCTCTCAGCTACCGCTTGCCAAGACCCGACCGAGATGCGCGCCCTTGGCTTTGCTCTTGGACTACACGCTCTGAACAAACCGGTGGGGAATACCCGCAGCTGGTTCGGGTGGATGATGCACCTCGGCTGTAAGCAAGACCCTTGGAAGAACTGGAAACCGGGACCCCGAGCCCGGCTCACTGAGATCAACAAGGAGCTCTATGGCACCCGTGCCGTCAAGCTCACCCCCGCCGATCTTCCGGGAGCCTTCACGGAGTCGCGGGTCATCACGGAGCCTCTGGCCTTCGGAGCCCTGTCCGACATCGCCAAGTTCTACGAGCAGCACGGTGTTACTGCTGAGATCATCGAAGGTGCGCTGGACGGCACCAACCCACCGGAGCCCCACGTGCTGACCCAGATCCTGCGGGCCCGCCAGCTGGCTGAGGCGGCGAAGGTTCCAGATCTTGTTGAGATGATCACCGACGCGGTGGCCGAAGGCTACAGCGCCGCCGTGTTCGTGAACTTCACCAACACGGTAACCGCCCTGAAGGACGTCCTCGGCAGCAACGTCTCCATGGTCTACGGCGGCCAGAGCGCGGCCGACCGTGAGCGAGACGTGCAGCTGTTCCAGAGCAACGAGAACCGCGTCATCGTCTGCAACATCGCAGCCGGTGGGGTTGGGGTCTCCCTGCACGATGTGCATGGTGGACACCCTCGGATGGCGTTCATCAGCCCCACGTTCAACGTCAAGGAATACGTCCAAGCCCTTGGGCGGGTCCACCGCGCTGGCGCACAAACCGCTTGCGTCCAACGAGTTCTAGTGGCTGCGAAAACTATTGAGGAAAAAATAGTTGCCAAGCTCGAAGAGAAGAGGCAAGACATGGACACGCTTCACGCGCAACCAACCCTGAATCCTGAATCCTGAATCCTGAATCCTATGAACAACATGCAGAACGTAATCAAGCTCGAAGGCGGCCCGAAGCACGGACACACGGTTCCGGAACCAGAGGAGCAGCACGCCACCATCACGGAGCCCATCACCGGATTCGTGTGGGAGAACGGCCAGCCCACGGAGAAGACCAAGAAGGGCTTCGCCATCTACCAATACTTCTCAGAGAAGGGTCGCGCTTTCTGGTCCCACAACGAATGGGTTACTGTCGAGGGGTGAGCTGCAGTTCGGAACTACCAAACGAATCCAGAGTATGGAACCGACAACCCCATCACGCTCGGCCCTTTTCATCGGCGGCCTCGCCGACGGGCAGCGGCACCCTGATCCAGATCGCCCCTACTGGGTGATGGCCCGCCACAGCTACCGTCCGATCCACCCGCACCATTACCCAGAGCCAGTCTCTTACAAAACCGAAGAGGCGGTCTACCGCCGCGAATGCCTGCGGTCTGGTAGCGAGGAGTGGGTGATCTACGTGCTTGACTCGCTCACAACGACGCAAGCTATGAGGATGATGGTTAGCGGGTATTCACCACGGGAACGCAGGCCCAACCAACACTGAGAAGTAAGAGCAAAAATCAAACGACTATGAAAACACACATCTGGAACCTTACCAAGGCCTTTCCCGGAAAGGTCAACTTCATCGACAGCAACAACGTGATCCTCGGCTACGACCTCCATCAATGCTGCTGTGAGCACGCCTTCTGGACGATCAGCGAAACGCCCGACGGGAAAAACCCGATCTACGAAGGTGACGTGCTTGCAGAGCAAGAGATCGAACTGGATGGCTACGTCTTCGACTCCAAATTCTGCGAGCGTGAAAGCGCGGGTAATGAATGGGACGAGGGAGGCGCAGCGATCTTCAAACTGTTGGGACGCCGCTCATTGTTTTCGGAACTGCCGGATCTCTTCCTGCGGTTGGTGAACCACCATAACGGCTACTACTCGCACGGCTTCACCTTCCGGGGTTCGGTCATCATTGAGGACTATCTTTGATTTGGTGGGTGAACGTCCGCCCTCTGGCACCTGCCGACAATCAAACCTTGACACAAAATGGAAGCATCTAACGACACCCCCGCGCAGACGAAACCACTGATGGCAGGTTGCCAGCAGGAGCCTTGTTCTCGGTCTTCCGAAGAGTTCGTTCCGACCGCCGACAACGTGAAATCGTTCCGAGACGAGCCACTGCGCGAAGGGGACTTCGCGGTGGAGTGCTCAAATCCCGGAAACTTCCTGAAGGTCCATCCGAACGTCTTCGGACAAATGGCCAATCACCCGGCATACAGCTACTTCCGCAAAAAGCCATGATCGCGCAATTCCAATGGTATCGCCGCTGGCGTGGTGGTCGGTGGGTGAAAGTCTGCGGGCTGTTCTTTGGCAGCGTGTGGGTTCGGGTTGGCCCGGAATGCCTAGAGCGTGTCGATGAAGACTATTCCGAGAACAGAGAATTACCCCAACCCGAAGTCGAATAATTATGCCAATGACCGAACGTGAAATGCGCCTAGCCCAAGAGGCTTTGGCGAAGAGACCCATCACCCCAGCCGAACCGGTGCCTGAGTCGATGCTCAAGGCTCCGGGGAGGAAGAAGTCGACGGGTGTTCGAGACGCCCTCCACTCAAAGATGAAGGCCGCGAATGAGGCCTACCAGAATGGGAGCAAGTGCCTACGCACCCGAGACGTCGAACTTTGGTTTGGCCTCAAACCGGGAAGCCTCAAGCAGTGGAGGTCCATCCGGCTCCGCAATGGAAAAGACGGAGTGATCGGAGCCTACATGCCCCGAAAGAAAAAGGAAGAACGCGCTTGACCTACGAGACGGCTACAAGTAACCAACCACCTGAACCCCGAAACTAAATCAATTATGACATCCATCGAATTCTACCTCACGGCTCTCCCAGCCGGTTACCGCGAACGCGCTTTGGCCAATTTCCAAAGTCAATCTGGATCTTTCAAAAGTAAGAGGGAAGTCAGCAGCGCATGGAACGCCCTCGAATACGCCTTTGATTGGTGCGAGACCCCAGAGGGGCATGATTTCTGGGAGGCTCTCACAAACTGGTTGGAGCATGGCGGAAACAAGCCAGCCCTCCCTGTAGAGGACTCCGACACCGCAAGTGCGCTACGTGGCAGCCCATGCCACTACCGCGTATTGCGACTCAATGGAGGCACCACCCGCGTTGAGCCCAGATTCTTCTCTCTGGAGACGGCTAGGATCGAAGCGCTCCGGCTGGCGGGCCAGCACCAAGGAGAATCCTTCGAGATCGTCAAATGCCTCGGCGCGGCACGCTGCGTCAAGCCGAGCATTTTCTGGAACGACGGAATCAACCCAGACGAAGAATGATCCGATACCGAATCCGCTATTGGGCAAAGAAAGCTTGCAAGCTTATCGGATTCTGCTTCCGTTGCCACACCCGCCTGAACTACACCAGAACCGGAGCCGGAATCTGCCCGCGCTGCGGGCTACGACACTAGACCATGAGCCAAGAACTGTTCGCTGGACACCTCCGTGTAGATTACAAGCACTGCCCCCATTGCATGAAGCTGCAGCGGTGGTTCTATGAGGGTGAAACACACCTAGGCAGATGTGATTACTGCGGCGGCCTAAGTCACCCACCTGAGCGGGTTTTGCCTGAACGCACGGATGAGTGGATAGCTCAGGCGCTGGGAACCGAAATCTCGATTGTGCAGAAAAAAAATCTGCACGGTAGGATCTCCTGTGGGTGGTTCAGCGAGAGTAAGGTGCTCATCGCAGAGGCCGCAGATTACGGACACACTCTGAGCCCTGTATTCGACAAAATCTTAGAGCTCGCCCACGAAGAGGCAGCTAAACGCAACCAATCCCAACCATGAGCCAAGAAACCAACCTACCCGACCACTCCGACCGCGCGCATGCCGTGTTCGGTCCGTCGAGCCTGAAGTATTACGCCAAGTGTCCCGGATACCATGGGCGCGATAGCACGAACCCTGCGGCCGAGATGGGCACGCGGATTCACGAAGCGCTTGAAGTCCGTGACCCGAGCGCCCTGCAGACGGAGCAGGAGCAGCAGATCTACGACACCATGCTCAAGGATGAGCTTGAAGTCTTCGACCAGCTGTTCGGCGGCACTGAAGGCGTGACCATCCTTCGGGAGCATCGCCTCGTGCTGGACATCCCCGTGCAGACCCCGACGTTCGGCACCTCTGACATCGTCTCCTACAAAGGGACGATTGGCCTGCAGGTCGACTACAAGAGCGGCGTGAGCAAGATCGACGAGGTGCGCGACAACTGGCAGGCGAAGGCCTACGTCGTCGGCATGTTCCAGATGTTCCCATTCTTGGAGCGCATCCACTTCGTGTTCCTCATCCCCCAACGTGGTGAGGTCCTTGCGGACTTCTTCACTCGGGATGAACTCCCACGCTTGGTGCAGGAGATCGCCGACGTCGTCAGCGTGGCTGAGAAGATCCGCCCGAAGTGGGACAACGGTGGTCAGCCCGACCTCGAAGATCTTGGGCCTTCGGTCAACTGCCACTTCTGCAGGCACGAGGACAACTGCCCCGCACTTGGTGCTGTGGCAGTGGCTGTCGCTCGCAAATACAACCCGCTCGGCATCCCCGATGGCCCTATTGACAGCACGAACATCAGCGACCCGCAGGTGATCGGAAAGCTCTACACGGTCGCCAAGATCCTTGAAGGGTGGGCCAGCGGGATCAAGCGCAAGGCAGTTCTCATGGCTGAAGACGGTGTCGAATTCGATGACCTCAAACTTCGTTCTCTCGGTTCTTTGAAAAAAACCGTTGACAACAACGGGCTCGCTGAACTAGGAATCCAGCACGGACTGACGAAAGACGAGATCATCGCAGCCGCCAACCTCACCATGAACCAACTCGCAGAAGCCATCGGAAGCAAAGCCGCCCGTGGGCGGAAGACATCGGCGATCCGATCCTTCGAAGAAGACGCCCTTGATCGGGGTGTGGTTGAAGTCGGACCAGTCCGACACACGCTTTCCTCCAAATGAACCGGAGGTTGAATTGGGGTGGTGGACGAGTGGTTTAAGTCTGACCTTGGATAAGCGGGGGTGTGGTCCAAGCCATGCCGACGCACGCCGGTTCGAATCCGGCTCACCCCAAAACGAATACCCACTGCCGCCTCGTCAGAGCGGACTCCGGATCAGTCACCGGATATTTTCCTCCGAATGAGGAGAAGGGCACCGGTGGGTGTCCTAGCCTTATGGCAGCCCACCACAAAGCAGAAACAAGAACCATGAGCTCCAAAACGGAAGCAGTTGAAGTGGTTGCGGCCCCCGCAACCGAAGCCCCGCAGAACACCGCCGTCGCCGCTCGCCCGAGCACCGGCATGGCGTTCGTCGCTGACGACATCGAGATCCCACGTCTCAACGTCGTGCAGAAGATGAGCACCATCGAAGGCCCCATCGGCTCGGTGACCATCGACAAGGAAGAAGTCCTGCTGCAAGCCGAGCAGAAGACCCACGTCGTGGTGATCAGCGCCGTCAAGAAGTGGAAGGAAGACGTCCCCTACGACGACGATGTGATCCCGAAGATCGCGCTCACCCAAGCCGACGCTGACCGCATTGCTGCGGAAAGCAGCTACGAGGTGACCGAGTTCGCCGAGATCATCATCCTGATCCCTCAGTTTGAGGGTGCCGACGAGTCGCTGTTCCCCTACCCGATTGGTGACAAGAACTACCAGCTCGGCCGCATCACGGTCCAGAAGGACGCATACCGCTTGACCTACAAGCGCCTGTTCACCTTCCAGACCTTCAACCCCAACAGTTCCGTGGCTGCCCGCCAGTGGTTCTTCGGGACTGAGCTGATGTCCAAGGGCAAATACACTTGGTATGTCCCGACCCTCTCCGTCTCGCCGGAAGCTACTCCGGAAGCGGTGCTGGAATTTGTCAACAGCCTGACAGGAGGTGCTCGATGAACCCAATCGACGTGCTGACCAAGGAAGCCGAAGGCATGCGCGCGGCCCTCGTCGAAATCGACCACAACCTGCTGCAAGCACAAGTGCAGCGGGCCAACCTGAGCGTCCTGCTTGGTGCGGTCGAGAAGGAGATTGCCCGACTCCAAGAGGAGCCAGTTCAACTTGAGCTGGATCTTGGTGACAAGGTGGTCTCGTTCCCGACCCCGATTGCCAACTGATGAACCCTGAGCCCCGCGCTCCCTCTGCATAAGGGGGTGCGGGGCTTCTTCTTGCCTTCCGCTAAAAAACAGAATTATGAGAATTACATACGCAGCAGACTTTGAGTCCTATTATGACGCCGATTGCTCCATCAAAACCCTCGGCGCTCGGGGCTACTTCTCGCACCCAAACTTTGACGCCTACTTAGTGACCATCGTCGGGGATGACGGCTCATCCTTCGCCGGGCACCCGCGAGACTTTGACTGGACCCTCTTCAATGGTGCCGTCGTCCTCTCCCACAACGCTTCTTTCGACGAATCCCTCTACCTCTACGGTGTGGAGCAGGGGTGGTATCCTGCATGCCAACCCGCCGAGTGGCACTGCACTGCCGACATGGCTGCGTTCCTCGGACTGCCCCGATCCCTCAAGGGGGCGGCCGCTTCCGTGTTTGATCTCACCGTCGACAAGAACGTCCGCGACAACATGAAGGGCAAGCGGTGGGAGTCCATGACCCCGGAGTTCCGTGAGGAGGTGATCAACTACGCGATCAAGGACTCCGAGCTCTGCCTTCAGCTCTGGCAATCCCTCGGCGAGAAATGGCCCGAGCGGGAGCGCCAGATCAGCGCGATGAACCGCCGAGTGGGCCAGCGCGGCCTGCCGATGGACACTGATCTGCTGAAGCGTAATCTGGAGCACATCAAAACGGAACTGTTCAACGCGGAGCAGGCGATCCCGTGGACGAAGGACTACACGCCCTTGTCCCGCAAAGCCTTCAACCAGCAGTGCCGCCAGCAGGGAATCACCCCGCCGTCGTCGCTCGCCCAAGACAGCGAGGAGGCGGACAAGTGGTTTGCCGAGCACCAGCAAGCCTGCCCTTGGGCCCGTGCCGTGCAGAACTACCGGCGCATCAACTCCTTCATGCGCAAGCTCGAAGCCTTCGACGCTGGCACGATGCCTGACGGTCGCTACTACGGCGGCCTGATGTATTGCGGAGCCAACCCGACCGCTCGCTTTTCCGGCTCCGGCGGGAACCTCAACCTGCAGAACCTTCCCCGCGAGGAAACCTTCGGCGTCAACTTCCGGCACATGGTCCGCCCACGCGAAGGTCGCAAGCTCGTCGTGGTTGACCTCGCCCAGATCGAAGTGCGCACCCTCTTCTGGTGGGCCAAAGACCAGAAGGGTCTGGACATGATCCGGGAATCCCCCGACATCTACGAGGTGATCGCCATCATTCTCGGGATGCACGATCCGGCGAACGGCCAGCTCAGAGACAACAAGCCGCTCCGGCAGAAGGTCAAGGCGATGGCTCTCGGCTGCCAGTTCGGTCTCGGCCCTGATGGGTTTGCCGCCTACAGCGGGATGACCTTGGACGAAGCCACGGATGCCGTGAACCTCTACCAGAGCCGGATGCGCACCATCGTCAAGTTCTGGGGTGAGCTCAAGGAGGACATGATCATGTCGTCATCCCTCGGGGAGAAGCTTCAGATTGACTTGCCTTCGGGTCGGTCGATGGATTATGGCACCCCCCGTAAGATGAAGACCGTGTCGAGCACCGGAAAGATGCGCTTCGCGCACGTCGGCAAAATGGTCCGCAACGGCCAGCTTCGCGACTTCCGGCTGTGGCACGGGCTACTGGCGGAGAACTGCGCACAGGGGCTGGCCCGAGACATCTTCTCGGAGATGCTCCTGCGCATCGACAAGGCGGGCCACGAGATCATCCTGCACGTGCATGACGAAGTGGTGATTGAATGCGATGCTGACAAAGCAGAAAACGTGCTCGCCGAAGTGATCAAGATCATGTCTACTCCTCCTGCTTGGATTCCCGACATCCCGCTCGCGGCTGAAGGCCACGTGCTCGACTGCTACTCCAAGTGAAATTCTACGCAAAATGAAATACCGCAGCATCAAGAACCTCCGCGCTACGGCCGTAACCGTCACCGACGGACCGCCCGTGGCAGTCAACCCCGTCCCCACATTCCCCAACAAGCCCGCCTACCGAGCGTGGTGTGCCGACGCTTCGACGGACCACGTATTCTACACCCTCGCCGAGGGGGACAACCCTTCGGCCCGCATCGCGGAAGAGAACCCCGTCAACAAAATCCACGGGTTCATCGCCGACTACGATGCGCCGGTCGAATGGGATCGCGTTGACCAGCTGGTGAAGGATCGCGGCAACGGGGCCCCTGCGCCAACTTGGCGCACCCGAACCCAGTCGGGGTATGCCCGACTGATCTGGGAATTCGAAGAACCGCTCCCGCTCTCCCCGCAGCTGGCCGAGCCATTCCTCAAGCGTCTGTCGGACATGCTCCAAGCATCCAGACTCCTTGGCGGGTTTGACCGCACCAGCCTCAAGCCGAGCCAGCACTTCGAACTCGGAACCGAGTGGGTCCGAATGGGAGACCCGCTTCCGGAAACCGCGACGCATCCGATCCTGCTCAAGGCTTCAAGTGACGTGGTTATCCGGTCGGAGGACACAAACATCCCCATCGACGACGTCGCAGCCGAAGTCCTCAAGCGGTTCCCGAACCGCTGGAACGGGGAGTTCACTGTCGGGGCTCGTGGTCCCCTATTCTGGATCGACGACGGCATTGATCGTGAAGGGTGCCAGATTCGGGAAGACGGGATGGTCTGCTACTCGGATCGTGCCGGTAAGGGTTTCGTCTCTTGGCGTGAGATTCTCGGCAAGAAATTCGTCGAGCAGTATGAGGAGAAGAAGCTCGGTTCGCTGATCGGCCAATACTGGTTCAGCGGCAAGAGCCACTACAAGCTACTCAACGGCGGGCCGATGGCGATCCCGAAGGAGCAGCTCGTCTTGGAGCTGCGACGAATGGGGTTCAGCCCGAAGCCGAAGAAGGGACAGGCGCTCTCCGAAGTGGAGCAGGCCTTGCTCTACATCAGCAACGACTGCCGCGTGGACGAAGTCGCTCCCGTGGTCTTCTCGAAGGACCGAGTGGTCGACTTCAACGGCAAGAAGATCCTCAACAACTGCAAGGCGATCCCCGTGCAACCTGCTGAGAATGGGGACATTACGAACTGGCCGTGGCTGAACTCTTTCATCTCCCCGTTCTTCGCGGAGGATGACGAAGGCAACCCGACGCTCCCCTACTTCCTCGCTTGGTTCCAGCGGATCTACCTCGCTGCAATCAACTCCCGTCTGGATCAGGGACAGCTGCTGATCCTGCTGGGACCGACAGGGCACGGTAAGTCCTTCTTGACAAACCAGATTGTGGCGGGAGCCCTTGGCGGTTTGGCTGACGCAAGTGACTACCTCTCGGGTAAGACGAACTTCAACCGCGACCTCTGCGGCGCGGCCGCGTGGGTCATCGACGACTCCACGGCAGCGGCCACCTACTCGGACCAGCGGAAATTCGTCGAGCTCACCAAGCGATGCGTGGCCAACCCACGGCTCGAATACCAAGCCAAGTATGCGGACACCATCCCGCTCCCTTGGGCCGGTCGAGTCATGATGTCCCTGAACATCGACGCCAACTCACTCGCCGCCCTGCCGACCCTTGACAGCAGCAACCGCGACAAGGTGATCGCCCTTCGGGTCAACGGGAAGTTCCGCATGAAGTTCGGGACCAACGAGCAGAACGAAGCGCGGGTCCGCAAGGAACTGCCCTTCTTCCTGAAGTGGCTCGTCGACTGGAAACCGCCCGCCCATGTTGCGGACTCCAGCCGGTTCGGTGTCGCCACCTACATCGACTCCTTCGTGGAAGCCGCCGCCTACGACAACTCCAGCCGCAGCGCGATTGCCGAGATGATCGAGTTCTTCAGCAAGAAGGTTCGCGAGCATTCCGGCCTGACCAAGTGGCGCGGCACTCTGACCGAGTTCCAAGTTGTCCTCCACGACAGCAACGGTGGTCGCTCCGTCGGCAACAGTGTCAACCTCGAATTCATCCGACGCGGGATGACGGTCATCGAGGAGGTGTGCCAGCACAACAAGCACATCCGCCCCGTGCGGAGCTTCGGTCGCGGCGGTGGTAAGATCTGGGAGATCGACCTCTCCCCCGACTTCGACATCGACCAGTCCGACGTCAACGAGTAATCGGCTCACGCGGGTCTCGTAGTTCCGAAATCGGGACTACGAACTCATCCGCCCGACAAAGCCTTCCATCCAATGGGTTCACAGAGCCCATGGGGTGGAAGGTTGCTTTTTGTGCAAACTCATCAGCAAACAGCCAACCGAGCGCCCACATCGTGGTCCGGTTAACATGCAGCCGCATGAAGTAGTAGACGTCGCACTTGGTGGCGAGCTTCTCCCGTTGGTCCTCCGCCGCGTAGACCCGCGCAACGAAGTGGGGTTTCGGGCGCACGGTTCCGGTTCCGGTTTTGACGTCAACGGTGAGACCGTTCTCCAGCTCGATGTCGTGGCTGAAGCGCCGATGACCGACCCGCTCGCCTCCGAGCAGCATGTGGGCCAGCGTCTCACCGGCAGCACCCGTGAGGTTCCCGACCCCTTTGGTCAGAGACCCCTCAAGGCGGCCGATTTGGCTCGCCTCCTCGTGAATGCGTTTCCGTGTGTTGGCATCTACTTTGATCTCAATCACAGCAAGGGAGGGCTCAATACATGTTGGGCATGATGCTGCGGCCGCCAGTCCCGAACGGGTCGATGGACAGACGCGGCAAGGCAGAGCCAGCAGCGGAGGCGGCTTCTTCGTCGAGCAACTTGGTGCATCGCTGCCAGTGATACTCGGCTCGCTCAAGGTCAGCGTTGTCTTCCGCCATCCGGCCGAGCAGACCGTGCTTGAGCGCCCCGATGTTCGAGACGTAGCAGATGTCGTCGTCATCCTCCAAGGGGCGGAACGCGCGCTTGCAAAGGACATGCACCGTGGTCTCCCCGTCGGTCGAACGGTTCAGGCGGAAGCGCCGGTAGCGAGTCGCACCTCCATTCGGGCCAACCGTAGCAATCGTGGTGTCGGCATCCTCCGCTGTGGTCCGGATGTCGAACGCGGCGGTCAAGCCGTTGAACTGGATCGAATGGATGTTGGTCACAGCGACCGGTTCCTCGTCGGAGTCAAAGAACTGGAAGGTGTCTGGTGGGAGTGTAGCTGAACTAGAGCGGAAAACCTTCTCCCCGTTTGACGCAACAACGGTGATGGAGCTTCCGTCAGTGCCGGGGTTCCATGGCTCGTATCGGTGATCCGAAGCGGCGGGTGCGACGTATAGGGAGAAGACCCCAGCCTCCGGGAGTTGTCGCAGGGTGGGCCAATAGCCCGCGTCGATCAGACCCCAAGAGAGATCGCCCGTATCGTAGGAGGTGCCAACCGATTTGAAGTCGTGCCAGAGAGCACGAGCCGGAACCGGGGACCCGTTGACCAGCGTGTGCAAGATAGCGTCGGCATCGTCAGGCAGGGTGACGTGCGAATCAACCACCGGTAGGCTATACTGCACGGTGAGGTCGCGGTAGGTTCCCGTGCTGTAAATACGGGACAGCACCTGATTGATGCTCGCAAGGAAACTGCCGCCCGGCTCGATGTATTCACCGAGGACGTTGCGGAGCTGGTTGGTGGTCAGGGCTGGCATGGGTGGATACTATCGGGTTTCCGGTCAAAGCTCAATGGCAAAAAACATCACGCCTTCTTGATCTTCACGGCTCCGGTGTGCAGCTCCTTCTTGAGCTTCTGCTGCTGTTTCGGCTCAAGCGGGGATACCTTGGACAGCAGGTAGGCTACCTGCTTCTGGGTTTTGGTTTTCATGGTGGGGTGTAGGGTCCGTGACTCAGGATAAAGGAGACGGTGTTGGCGAGCTCAGGTGGTCCGGCGGGGTTGCCAAGAGTAGCCCACCCACGATCAAAGGTGGTAGTGCCAGTAGCGGTGGACAAGAGAGTGTGCCCACTCAGTGGGATCAAGAACACAGCCCCCTGAACGGTGTCCTCATCTGGGAAGCGGTCGTGCAAGTCTACCCGACGCCATCCGCCGAAGAGCTGTTTGTTGTCGTCCCGAAAACTCTCCTGACCAAGAAGAGCCCCAGTTGGGAGGGTTACGACTTGGGTGAGGTCTGTGCTGAATTCAACCGCCCCTGTAGGCTGGGGGGTCTCGGAGAAGCTGAACGCCACAATGGGCAGTTCTACGGCAGCGATGGAAGGCCTACCTGAATAGGTCCCAAGGGAATACTCCACGAGAGTCAGCGTTTTGAGGCCTGCTGCATAGTCGGAAGAGTAGACTACGTTGGGTAGGAAGTTGCCCGCAAAGAAATCAAAGATGCTGTCATCAAAAGTGGTGCCATCCCTTTTGTCCTCAAGAGCGGTAGTTAGCTCCTCGTCGGTAATCGGATCGGACCATTCGGTCACTTCTGTTTTTGTTCCACTCCAAACACCCGTGGCTTGGCTGACGTAAGTGGTGGCGGTCTCAGTCTCAGTGAAAGTCGGAGAACCGAACGTAGGGTTGGTCGTCAGCGGCGGGGTCCATACTTCTGGGGTGTCCTCGATTTCCGGTGGGTCCTCCGTGTCCAACACAGTGTCGTTATTGGCGGTCACGCTGGAGGACCACCCGCGAGTGTAGGTTTCGGTGTGGATCGCTGGGGTGACAGTGTAGGTCGTGTCGGGTGTTGGGGATGGGTTGTCCTTCTTCATCCCTACGTAGGATGTGGTGATGGTGAGCTTCTTGTAGTAGGTGAACTCCCCCTCCCACTCCCTTACGAACCCGTTAGTGAAAATCGAAACAATCATGCTGCGATAGCGAATGCAGCCCACCGACGTAGGTATGGGCTTGGGGTAGTTGGGCTGGATCATGATCCCCATGGCTCAAACAGCGCTGGCGTTGACGTCGCGGAAGGCAGCATACAGGTTTGGGGGCATGAACACAACCCACGCGTTCCCACCTCCGGAAGGGACCTCAGTAGTTACGACATCCCCATCCTTGTTGAACTTACCCCACAGGATGTCAAACTCGCCATCGACCGCCGAGCCACCGCTGATTTTTGGGTAGTCCTCCGTGCCCGACGGGGAGCCATTCACGACAAACTCCACGCTGCTCACGGTGCCTGCGCTCCCGATGGCGGCATACCCCGTAGCGATGGTGTAGACCGTCGGGGTATAGGTTCCCTTGAGGTGGATGTAGTTGTCCCCAGCGCTGAGGGCTAGGGATGGCGGCGTAGCCGCGTCGAGCGGGGTTCCGCTAATCGTCGGCATCACGTTGTTGACAAACCCCGGAGCGATGAGGACATTACTCCCACTGACGTAGGCGACGAGGGGGTCTCTATCCTCAGCGGCTTCGCTCGAACTGGGTGTGAAAACAGAGATCCCAGTTCGGATGTCGCAATACCCCCCGTAGCCCGAAGCGGGGACCGTGGGCAGGTTTCGACCTGAAACGAATGGGTCTTCAGCCATTAGGGTGTAGCCGGAGGGGTTGGTTGGAAGATGGTGACCTTTGTTCGCATCCAACCCCCACGAAAGGGTTTCTGTTCGTCAGATGCCACCACAGAAGCAGGCCACGTCGTCGGTGCGGTAGCAGGCCATGAAGCAACAACGCCCGTGACTGACGAGTATTTTGGATGGTTTGTCATCACAACATTGATTAACCCAGCCGGATGGAGGCACGGCCCAACTGACCAGCTGTAGAAGGGGGAGTTGACCACAATAGGCAGTGGCTGCATCACTTCCGGGGCTTGGATTGATGTAAACTTCTGGGGGGACCACGTTATGACAACTTGGGCCCTGCATGGGCCACGATACGCCTCCTTCGACAAGTAGGGCTCGGCGTATGTTTCCGACCCCCCTTCCCGTAGGTTATAGACTCGGTTCTCAACGCCACCTAGAATAGCGGGCCAAACGTAGTCCTCAGTGGTGAAATAGTCATGAATCGTGGCGATGCCGCCGGAGAGGGTCACGGCAACAACCTGCTTGCGATCCACGACATACCAATCATCCGAGAGCTGTTGGCCCGTCCGCTCGTAGCCGTCGGTCTGAAGACCCCAGTAGGCGTTGGTCGGAGCCGTGAATAGCTGGGACGCCGTCAGAGTCGTGGGGGTCGTCACAACCACCTCACCCGCGTAGTAGAAGCTGGTCTCCTGATGGAGGGGCTTCCCATTCAGGTCGTCAACTCCAATAGTGACCGCCGTGTATTTCTGGACATAGGTGCGCTTCTCGATGACGTAGAGGGACCGAAGAGCTTCATCCGCATCCTGCTGGACGCGGTCCATCAGCACGTAGTTGAGACCATCAAACTTCCCGTCCGGTCCGGTGGGCATGGGCGCACCAGAAGCGGGGGACACGGGATCGAAATCCTCACGGGGGATCACGTAGATCCGCTCGACCACAGGGAAGCTGCGGCCGCCCATGGAAGCCTCCCCATACTGGAAGTTGTAATCATCCTGCGCTTCACGGCGGGCCGCGTAGAAATACTGGTAGAAGAGCCCCTGCTCATCCGCCGTCTTGACAAGAACCAGCTCGTGATCCGGCCACCGTTTGGTGTCGGGGTGCGGGGTGCCATACTCAGGGATGTCAGCCCCCACTCGCTGGGCATCGACGGTCTCAACAAAGAGAATGTCCTCGACGCTCGGGGATACGAACGTGAGGACGCGCTGTCGGTTGGGGGCTAGATTCTTGGCGGAGATCGGCATTGGGCTAGGGGTCGACAAACCCTAGTAGGATCAGAGCCAAGTGTCAAGCTTCAGTCGACCCGCGATCAGCTCAAAACAGACGTAGGCTATGACGAGCCAGATTCCGGATACGGGGTTCATGGTTCAGGAAGGGGTTCGGGGTTCGGTTCAGGGGTGGGCTCGGGCTCCGGAGGCGGGACGATGAAGAAGGCTCCGTTTGAGAATCCGATGTCAGACCTCCCCGGCAAGACCGGCGCGCGGTTGGTGAGCTCTGGGTCGTCGAAGGCGTCGAGGGCTGCGTTCAGTGCAAGTGCTGCCTTGAGGGTCTCCTCATTCCGAGCAAAGGTGACTTGGATGTTATCATTGAGGATGGGAAGAAGACGCTCGTCTTCGAGAGCCCAATACTCACGGTGCTCGTGCGTCATCACGACAGCGGCGTAGTGGAGCGCGGTCGCGATCCGTTTGGCGCGGGCGTTGTTTTCGTCTCGGTCTTTTTCGAGCTGGGTCTTTGGGGTTGTGAGCATTTTATTCAATAATTAGGGTCGAGTGATTCGGGTGTTCATCCCCCAGTAATCAATAGACAGGTTGCATGTCGCGTTGATGGTGTTCTCGATGCAGAAGATTGGCGAGTAGTTGGCGGCAGGGACCGAGGAGATCCCCGTATTGATCTGAGTCCCATTGATGGTAAACACCCACTGACCAGATTGGTAAGTCATATCGACGACCAGCCAAGTGTTGGCAACAGCTGGGATGCCCGTGTCAATTATTACACCAGCTACTTCATTCACCACCGTATGGAAGAAAATCCTCCAGTTCGCGTGACCGCCGTTTCCATATTCCTGCCACGTCACCGTGCCATCAACAATGCTACCCCCATAGGCGGTGGGCCATGTAGGCTGGGTAGCCCCTGTTGTGCCGCCAGCTGAGGCTAGGTATCGCCGTCCATTTGGGGTGGTAGGGCGTCGAATCTCACCAGCGGCGACCACTTGATTCGCCGTCCAAGCCGTTGGGATTTGCGTGTAATTCAGAACAAACTTCCGCACGGTAGCATTTTGGGATTGCTGTGACGTCCCAAACCCAAGATCAATTCGCGAGTTCAGGCTACTGAATTGGGTTCTGTGGGTGATCCGAGTTGTGTCATTCTCGATGGATGACAGAAAGAATCCAAAATTGCCATTTGCGTTGCTTGCATCCCAATACAAAAATTGGTTGCCTCTAAATAGGGCGGATGTGTGTAGGCCTGCTACTCCGAAACCCGGAACAAGGTTGGATGGTCGGAAGGTTCCGGCCCCGTTTGCGTCGACTCTATACCATCGCAGTTGCCCGATGTTGGAATCGCCATCAATCCCGCCGATGAAATCATCTCGGAGGATGATCGCACCGAAATCAGTTGCCAAGGAATCGGCATCCGCCCGCGTGATGAGCGAATTCGCCGCCGGGGTGCCGGTCCCGGCGCTGGTCGGGCGGGTGGGCGAGGAAAAGGCCCATGCACCTGACGCCGTGACTGTGCCAGACAAGAGTCCGAGTTGGGGCACAAGTGTCGAGTCCAGCAGCACGTTGCCCGATGCGTCAGGGAGGATGTAGAACCGACTTGTGCCACTCGCTGCGGAGCTGAGTGTCCAATCGAGAGTTCCATCAGTCGTCGAGGACAATGCGTTGCCGCCACCAAGCGTGAGTGTTGATGTCCCGGACAGATTGGTTGACACCGTAGAAAATGCAGCATCGCCCTCGGAACTTCGCCTAACGATAGTGCTCGACCCATTGGCCTCTGAAGCGTCAGTGATGTCTGCGCTCACGTGGGTGTGCGCGGTCGGGGCATCACCAACAAGAGCGATTGTCCCTGAACTGTCTGGGAGAGTCCAAGTTACCCCGTCCATTGATAGCGGGAAAACTAGTGATGAAGCAGAATAGGGATCACCACCCCGGAAATCCAATGTGTTGATCCCAAGAACCATCCCTGTGCCGCTCGAAAGAGTTCCAACTTCCGAGAAGTAGCATCGCCCAGATGAGTCGCGTCTTGCTACCTTATTGGCTCCACCGATTACGGAAGAAGTGGCATCAGAAACCTGAGAAGAGGTGACGCTTGGATCTTGATTACTCCAGAGCCCCGTCCCTAAGTCGTAACGCAGCACCTGCCCCGTCGATGGTGAGGTGATCGTGACATTATGCAACTCCTCCAGCTCGTAGCCGTTTTGGATCGCTACGTAGATGATGCCCTGCGTTGGATGGGCGGAAACTACGATGCCAACGTAGACTAGATGATTCGGGGCGGATGGCTTATCAATCGTCCACGCTCCAGCCGTGTCTGGCGAGAGGTAGAGTTGATCCCCAGCTTCAAGCGCCTGAGTGTTGACGTTTTCCAAGTCGCCACTCGTAATGACGTAGCCGGTCGCGTTGTGGGCAATGTCGGCCTTCACGAATCCGATGGTCTGCGCCGAGTTCGCGTCGTTGTCCGCCTGCGCCTTCGTGATCGTCGGTCGCTGGCCGCTCGCCCCGTTGATGAAAACAATCGAGCCTTTCGCGATGGTCGCGCCGGTCGTATTACGGACGAAAACCTCCACGTTCTTCGCGGTCGCGGTTCCTGCCGCAAGTTCCCGCTGCACGAAAGCGGTGGTCGCGATGCTAGTGTCATTGTCTCCGGCCGCTGCTGTTGGCGCTGTTGGGTTGCCTGTGAAGACAGGCGACGCCAGAGGTGCCTTTGCGTCAAGTGCAGTCTGTAGGTTGACTACATCAGAAATAGGGTGGGTGTGTGCCGACGGAGGGAACGATTGTGGTTTGTTGGTGATCGCGCTCCAGTCTGTCGTGCCCGCTGGACCGGTAGGGCCCGCTGGCCCAGTTGGTCCAGTGGCACCCGTAGGACCTTGAAGGCCAGTAGCCCCAAGACCAGAGATGGTCAGGGTGTAGGTATCCGCTACGACTTCGAGGACGTAGGGTTCTTCTACGACCTCTAGGTTGTATGGGTGCTCTGTGGAGGAATCGGACATAGGTCAGGGGGCTACGGCAGTGATGTTCGGGGACATGATCACGTCACCGAAGAGGATGCGGCGGTTGGTGCTTCCTACACGCCAGAAGGCATCCCACTTGTAGTTCTTGGAGACATCCAGAGCAAGGGTCGCCGCGTTGGTGAGCTGGAAGGCTACTGTGTTCGTGAGGGGGTCTACGACGCAGTTGAACGTAGCGGCCAGTGGTTTGCGGTGCTCTTCGCGGATTTGAGCTGAAAACGTAGACCCAACCAACGAGACCACCGTCCCAGAGGGGTTTTTGATCTGCAGCGAGAACGACTTCTCTGCTCCGCGTTCAATGTTGAGGTTCCGTCGTGCAGCACTCATGGGTCAGGGTGCGCGAATACTACCCTCTGCGGGTATTGGCGTCAAGCTTTGTTGGAAGCCCAAGCGTAAAGCGCATCCGCGTAGGTGCTGGCGAGGAGCTCGCGAGAGTCGCTGTAGATCTCGGTCTCCTTGGCATTGGACCCGAAGAAGGGTTCCAGAAGCACGGCAGGGCAAGGAGTGAGCCGCAAGAAACCCGCTCCTCTGTGTTTGGCGTTACGGGCAAGGATGCCCCGATTCACGGCACGCGGATAGGCTGCCCGGTGGGCTTGCAGGAAACAGGTTGCGAGTTTCTCGCTGCGCTTGCTGGAACCCCAGAAGAGGTATTCGTAGCCCTCGGCCGAAGGGCCTGCGCTGTTGAAATGGAACTCAACGGCTGCATCTGCCCGCAGGCGGCCGACCCTATTGGCAACCCACCGCATGGCAGTGTCGTAGTCGACCGCGTCGTAGGACTTGATCACATGGGCTTTGTGCCCACTTTCCCTAAGCAATTCAGCCACTCGCTCGGCAAGTGGGGCGTTGAACGCGTGCTCTGAGACTCCACGGGTGTTGATGGCTCCGCGATCTCCGACTCGGGAATGACCTACGCAAAGGGCAAATGTGCTCATGGTTTCAGTTTGCGGACAGAACGATAGAGGGCAATAGCGCCGACGACAATGCCGATCAGCAGTGAGGTGATCCGCAAGGCATATTCCACCTGCTCCTGAAGAGAGGTGATAACGCCAAGCGCGGGGGCTGATACCCCCACGACGTAATCCAAAACTCGATCCACTGGTGTCCCGTGCCCTTCTGTCATTTGAGTTCTCCGATGATTACCGCCCGACGGTAGCTGTAGTGGCTGTGAAACCTTTGCCCTCGGCCGCGCACGATACCCTCTTCAAAGCGGTAGTCGTGTCCATCAATCAAGCGAACCGACGGCGGATCGTAGAGCGCGCTCTCGTTTCCTTTGGAGCCTTTGCCCGAGTCGAAGAAGCCGCAGCTGGGCAGAAGGAGAGCCATCAGCAGCAAGGCGGTCGATTTCATCTTCGATGCGGTCAATTTCGGTCTCGCGTTGCCACTGCACCCAAGCCACGTAGGCTTCGAGTGCAGCGGTGATCGCGGCGAGTGGGTTCATTTGCTGTCGGCGGCCTTGACCAGACCAAGGCCAGCGGTGATGCCTGTGACGAGCACCGCCCAGTTGGCGACGCCTGTGTTCAGGAACTCAACGGTGGCGTTGGCGATAGCAGCGACAATGGTGGCGATTCCGAGTGCAGTGGTTTTCATCGTTACATGGAGTAGACTTTGACGGCAAACTTGCCGGGGGTGAGCTTCAGCAGCGAAGGGTCCGAGTTGACCATCTTGAGGATCTGCTTCATCTTGCCCTGATCCGCACGGGATTGGGGATCAAACGAAGAGCCGTGGGTCTTGGAGAAGAAGGACTGGACGACTTCGTCATCGGCAACGATGTTGGCCCTCGGGGCCGCGTCCATTTTAGCGACAATACCACCATCGTCCTGTCTGGGGGTCAGCATCGTGCCCGTCCCCTTCTCTGAAGGAGCGGACTTCATGGTGGCCTTGCGGAGGGGGCTTACATTAGTCATTGGCACCTTCTCGACTTCTTCCCGACCCGAGTCCATAGCTTCTGCATCCTCAAGAATCCGATCCGTTTGGAGATCCTCGCGATCCGAGAACTGCTTGCTGATCTTCTCTGCGCGGGCTTTTGCTTCACCGTCAGCTGCTTTGTCCTTTCCCCCTCCATATCCGAGCATCTCAGAGATCTCAGACCTTTTACGTGCTGTTACTTCGTCTGGGCCCTCATCCTTCGCGGAATAGAAACGCTCGTCTACAACACGATTCGCGTTCGCCGCAGCCTTGCGTTTCTCCTGAGAGCGGCGCTGGACTTTGTCCCGCTGAATGTCTTTCGCGGTGTTGGAGAATCCCGCCTCAACGGCGTCCAAGAACGAATTGATCTTTTCCCTAATCATGAGTTTGGTAGGATGTTAACGTTGAGCCATACCGCGTTCGACAGCGGCCATGAAGTTTGCGGGTTCTTCCTGCTCCATCTCAGACTCTTCTTCCTCACCCTCTTCCATCTCAGGAAGCGGCATGCCATCAACGGCAAGGGCGTAAAGCTGACCGTCGCGAACCTCAAAGGTCACGGGGAGCTCGAACTCAGGCTCTTCGGGCGGGGTGAACCCTTCTGGCATTGGGATGTAAGCGGGCATAGGTCAGCGTGTTGGGTAAAGTGTGCCGGAAACAAGGTGCAGGGTCAAGGTAAAACGAGCTCACCTGCCTCGCGACGGGCGAATTTCCTTGCCATTCGTCGGAGGATCGTAGGGATCAATTCCGCGCTGCTCCTTCGGCCGCAACGGGTCGGTTACCAAGAGGAAGAGGGCGTAGAGCAAGGAGGTCACGTTGCCCATTTTTCCTTTGTTCTTCATGGGTTTAGCGGCAAAAAAGAAACCCTGCAGCCCGCTCGGCGCTGGGTGCAACGAGAAGGCTACAGGGTTCAGGGTTCGGGAATGGGGTTAGGCTAGTGTGAGCCCCAGAGCAATAGCAAAGTCAGCAACCGAGATGGTCCGCACTGCGCGGGCGCTGGAGTCATAGATCTGGATCAGATCCAGCTTGCTGAGCTGCGCTGCGGTGGGGCTGGCCGTGCCGCCCGTGAAGGTGCCGGAGGCAACAAGTCTCTGGGAACCCAGAGGGGCGAGAGTCGGGGCGTCGTCAAGAGTAGGCATAGAGGGGGTTGGTTATGGGTTGGTGGAGGCGAAAGCTGCAATTTCAGCGAGAGAGACAGAAATCATGCGCTTGTTGCTAACGCTGAAAAGCAAAACCCGATCTTCGGGAGCCAGCGTCGGGCGGAGCGGTGGTGCCGGTGTGGGTTCCGGTGTGGGTTCCAGTGTGGGTTCCTTTTCTTGTTCGGTCATGGTTGTAGGGATTAGGCGATGCGTGTGATTTTGAGGAGGAAGTATCCTGCGGCCGGATCATACACACTGAACACCGCTAGATTATCTGTGGGGTTTGAGACGTTAACCTCAACCACTGTTGAAGATCCTGTGAAAGATTCTAATACCATGCCAGACGTGGAATTGAGGCTCCCGTAACCTGAGACAACTCGGAGCCCCGTAAACACTAGGGGGAACTCGGCTCCGACAGCGAAGGAGCTTATAGAAACAGACTGGCTAGGGAGGGAGGATGGACCAATTTCAATCCGAAACCTGCCCGTCATCCCTCCCTCAAGGAGGACCCCCGGAACAGGGGACAGATATCCGTCAATCACGTAACCCCCGCCGGAGTATCCTGACCCAGCCCCAATCACCTGCGCCACAGTAGCGCGCTTAGGAGAGCGGCGATCCGAGGAGTCGATTACTGCAAGCAGGTCGTCAGCCGTAGGGACGGTTGGGGGAAAGGTAGGGATGTCGGAGAGCATGGGCGCAGGGTTTGAGAGACTGGTGAATACTACAGGCTACCGATGCAGGGTGCAAGATTATTCTTGCAGGATGGAGGTAGCCGGAGGGCGGAAAGAAAAACCCCCTCCACCGTGAGGCAGAGGGGGTTCAGGAAGCATAGCAGGGTGTGGGGGCTCACCCTGCTATGGGGTTAGACAGCGGGGGCGGATGTTTTGCGATTGAAGAGCAGCACGTAACCGAACTCGGTCTTGATCGGCTTGGTGGCGGAAGCCATCACACCACGGAAGAAACCGATGGTGCCGTCCGGGTTGGTCAGCTCGTTGGCGATGTTCTTCCAGTCGAACTTGCCCCGATAGGTGAGCGGGTCGAAGGTCAGACCAGAAGCACCACTGATCGGCTCGGGGATCTGGGACTCCATCACGTCTTGGTGCAGCACGTAGGCGGCCTCAAAGTCGGCGGTTTCATAGGCCGCGTTCGGCGTGATGACACCCTTGTCGCTGGAGACGTAGGGATACACACGGTTGAGGGTGGCATTGCCGGAATCGCCAACGAAGCGGGGGGCGAGGTCGTCGATGAGGTGGTAGAACCCACGGTGGCTGCGCTCAATGCCGAGGGGGGCGATGAGCTCGCTGACCTTGGCGTTGTTGTAGCGGTAGTCGTCGCGGATACCGGCTTCGACGATCAGCTGGTAGGAGGCTTCCGAGGAGCAGACCAGACCGAAGACGGGGCGGGCGTTCTCGCGGCCGTAGGCATTGGCACCGGCACCCTGACGGACCAAGCGGAAGTAGATCGAATCAAGGACCTTGTTCGAGATATTGCCGGTCGGGTCCGCCGTAAGGTTGACGTTCTCAGACGCGACGCCTTCGGTGTTGGTGAGATACTCCGAAGTAGTCGCAGGGCTGGCCATGAGGGCCACGGTGTTGCCGCAGACGCGGTCATACTCGTCGCGGTAGCGCTCTTCCCACGAGTAGCGGGTCGAATCGGTCAGCGCATCCATGACAGCGCGGAGCTGCTCTTGGCGATAGGCGGCGAACCGGAGATCCTCCACGTTGATGCGGGGGGACTCAACGACCCCGCGCTTCAATGCGTATTGCTTGAGCTGGCGGGCGAAGGTGATGAACGACTTGCCGGTTTGGGCTCCAATGTTGGTGTCCTGAGCGCCGGGGATGATCTGATCCACAGTGCTCGCTGTATTTACCGTGCCTTCCGCAGCATTAGCTCCCACTTCAGACCAAGTGACGCCAAGGGTGGTGCCTGTGGAGGAAGTGCGGGGGAGGGCGCGGTCATAGACCAGAGTGCCAAGTGTGTAGCCCATTCCCGAAGGGAATGTGGTCTGCTTGATGAGGTCCATCCACGGGCTGGTGTGGACTGTGCGCCGATGGATGTCCTGACCAATGCGGTTGGCCTCTTGGGTCAGGATGGTGTCGATGACTTCAGTGCCTGTAGACAGCGAGAAAGTCTGGTCAAGTTTGACAGCCATAATTCAGAAAAGTGAAAAGTTGGAAAGTGGGGTTGGTTGGAAAAACAAGAACGGTGGGTCATCGCTGAAGCGGGCGATTGGCTCAGTGGCCGTAGTAGCTTCAAGGTTGACTCAGCCTGTTTAACACCCAGTCTTTCGAACTGTATTCCTCCTTTCGGAGTGGCTCAGAGCAAGCCGTGACGTGGTGGGATCAGGAGGGTCACGGGTATAATGCAACAAACCCGATTGGTTGTCAATCGGGTTTGTTGAGATTTTTGTGCAATTCTGTTTTTGGGCTCCATCAACCGCCGAAGGCCGCGTTGACAGCATCAGCAAAGGAGCGACCGTCAGCCGTCGGGCCCGCGCCTGTGAACGAGCTCGCACCGCCACCGCCAGCACGCGGAGATGCGCGGTCGTATTTGGAGAGCTTGTCCGTCAGGGTGTCGAGCTCCTTGCGGAGGGAGACGTATTCCCGAGCGATCTTCGGGAGGAGTTGCGCCGCATACGACTGGAAGGCAGCGTCTACAGGGTTCAGGGTGCTTGGGTCGGTCTCGGCGACCTTCTTGCTGAGAGCGGCGAAATCCACCCCGTCAACGCCTTCGAGGAAGGTCAGCTTGGCGCGGATCTTGTCAGCGACCGCAGAGGCCGCTTTCTGGCGCTCTGCAGCCCTCTCAGCGAGTTGCTGCTTGGTTTGGGTCTCAGTGAGCTGCTCCGCCTCGCGGAGGGCTTCCTGAGCGTTCTCCTGCAGCACAGAGCGCTGGTGCAGGATGGGCTTGATCTGCTCGATGATCTTGTAGACGCGGAAACGGTCGCGGTCGGAGGCAGCGGCGAGGATGTCGGCAAGGGCTTCCTCCTGCGCGGCTTCGTCTTCCAAGGCAATGGCGTCGAGCAGCTCGTTGGCATCCACTTGGTATTTCTCGGCGATAGCGTCGGTCTCGGACACGAGCTCAGCCAGCGGCTGAGCAACGAGCTCCTTGTAGATCTGGCTGGACTCCAGCTTGGTGACCAGCAGCTCCTTCTCGTATTCCTCGACGCGGTTCTTGAGCTGGTCGTATTCGGGGTTGTCAGCAATGGCTTCGAGTTCCTTCAGGCGGGCTTCCCGTTCGTTGAGGGAGGACTCCAGCTCGGACAGGCGGGTCTTGCTGGACTTCAGCTCGGACTTCAGCTGCTTGAAGCGGCGTGCGGCCTGCGGGGTCCAGTCTTTGCCCACGTCGTCAGCGCCGTCGAGCTCGTCAAGGGGGCTGTCGGTCTCGGTGGCTTCCTCGGTCTCAGTGGCGGTGGTGGTCTCAAGTTCCTGCTCGCCGGACGCGTCGTCTTCGGTGCCGCTCGGGATCTCGGCAAGGCCCTTCGGCTCCGGGGCATCGTCGAGCCCTGTGTCGAAGTCGGCGAAGGCTTGGTCGATGCTGCCAATGAACCCGTCTTGCACGGGGGCTGTTTCAGTAGGGGTGTTTTCCATAAAGGTCAATCGTTGAGGTGGCTCCATTCTTCAGGCAACAAAGATCCAGACTTGCCTGCGGGGGCAATGGTGAGGGCTTGTAGGTCGCGAAGAGCGTCACGGTAACCTGCGAGCCACGAATGGCGCAGCTCGTTGTTTTCGGCCGGACGGTTGAGGTGCGCGTAGGAGGGGAGCGCAGCGTCGAGCAGGGTGGCTTGAGCCACTTGGAAGGCGGGCTCAGAAAGGATCTCCCGAAGACGGGAAACCATGATGGGGTCTTGGAACCACTGTTCCAGTTTGCGAGGAATCGCGGGCTTTGTGCCAAACATGAACGGTTTGTAGCTGCCCGCGCGGGGGCAGTCAATCATTTGTTGTCAAAAATTTCGGGTCAGCGGCCACCGAGCGACAGCGCCTTGTCGGCATCGCGCAGGGCTTGCTCCTGCTGGAACTTCGCCTCACGGATTCTCATGTCGAGCTCGGCCTTCTGGCGGGCGATGTCCATCTTGAGCTGGTGCTCCTGCATCTTCAGCTCGGCTTGGGTGGGTCCCTGCGCGCCTTCGGGGGCAGCGGCAGCAGTAGCGGCCGCGCCCTGCTGGGCTGCGTCGCGCTGCATCTTCATGATCTTGCGGCCTGTGTTGGTCAGGACTTCCTGAGCGATCTGCAGCAGCTGCTTGATCTCGGCCA